CCGCGGCTGTTACAGGAATGCGCTCACCTGCAAATCCAAGGGTCCCATAGTGCTCCCTATCACGGTATACCGTGGTAAGGGTCTTCACCTGATCTCTCAGGCTATCAAGAGCGTCAAGAGACTGTCTGAATGCGGTTATCATCGCACCCAGATAATCCTCAACGACTCTTGGCCATCGCCCCTTCGACGAGTAAGTAGTTCCAACCGACCGAAGTCGAAAGAACTCACTTACAGGCCGTTGGAATGGCCCCCCCGGAGCGAGTAGAGACAGTAACACGTTCCGGACTCTAGGACCTTGTTTAAAGAAAGGTGCCGTTAATGAGCCTCGGACTCGGTAACCATATCCCAAGAAATGAAATATGATCCCTAATCTCGGTTTATAATGACGGATAACGTCCATTAGTACCGCGAAATACTGCGGTGCTAACAACGCCTCACGCCAGGGAACGCCAGAGAGATCTTCAGTCTTACTGAAGAATCTCTTAGCGAACTCACACACTGGTCTCTTTGCAGAAACCAGCGATTTATGAATCGAGATTGAAACACCTAAACTATCCATGATAGCCAGGTATTCACGTGCCACTGCCTTGTCCCCGATGACAATGTCATCACCGAGTACTGCATAGTCAGTAAACCATTCTGGTTTGCTCTTGCATACAGAACGGGCAGCGGCCCATTGAACTAAGGCATGATGGGTAAAGGCTAACATAGCCCAACTAGATAATGCCCCCATGGGCTGACCTCTACTATAGTATAGATCCCGTCCTTCCATTGCTGGAAGGCCTTTACTGTTCCTATTACTAAGACCAGCAAAGTAGTACGGTCTACCTATTAGTAGAGACGCCCATACTTCTGCTCCCCAACTTGTTAAGAAGGGGGATAGTAACACTTTTTGTATTACTATCGGAAGTCGATCAGTCGCCGCCGATAAGTCATATGACCACATTCCCTGAGCTTTCGCCCAGCGTCTGCGCATCATCGACTTAACCGGTTTCAACTGGTCGAAGGTACCATCTTGTGGGATTTGAGCCAAAAGCTCAAATATTGCTGTATGTAGTGGTTTCATTAACCACTGCGTAAAGCAATCAACCATAGCAAATACCCTCACCTTTCCTGCAGCTTCAAACTTTAACCCAAGCTTACCAAGAGGGATATATCCCGAAGGACTTTCCGCACTTGGGGCCCAGGTCTCAATCCGATTAAGGATCCATATAGAACCCGTTAATCTACACCATGCCTCAAGCATGGGGTAAAGGTCCGACTTCCGCCAAGCGAAAGCCGCACCCCGGATCGAGCCCATCGATGTTGATAGAGGTGTTGCCATCTCATCAACTTGGCTCTCAGAAGAGCCTCGAGTGGGCGAGCTCTTATTGATCAAGAAAGGCTTAGCCCGTAATGATCTCAAGAACTCCAAAGGGTCAGTTACCGCATCGAGAAGACGTCCTTTACATCGTCTCCCCAATAACGGTATAAATCAGGTCAGTACAAAAGTACTGAATTCTGAAACCAGATCACCTGATAAGGGTGACCCCGGATCCGTAATGGTCTCTAATTTGAGTTTGTATGGGACTTCCAGTATTCGATATATACCGAATAAGGTCATCCACGCACGAACAACAGAACTAGATCCATTACGGATGCGATCCCTATGGAGCCGAGGGATTATCCGTGGCATACCTGCCTTAGTTCTGGATACTCGGCAACCAAAGTCGCCGGTATCCTGAATCCGCTGTCCCCCTACACTTTGCTGAAGGAGGATAGACGACGCTTTGAGGTACGTCGAAACGTACGTCAATCCACCCCCCTTCCATAATAAGTAGAGTTTGTTACTATATATAATGCAAACCTTGATCCATGATTTATTTATGGTTCCAGCCACTAGCGGGAGCACACGTATACAGTGCCCCGCTAATGGGCGACCCCCTTTTACAGGGATCATGCCACTAATGGCTTTTAACGCAACTGAGATACTGGATGGTAAGGATGAAAAATCTCTTATCGTCTTCATATTTCATTTGCAGTTGAAAGATCCGTTAGACTTCGG